ATACGTATATATATTATTATTTATTGTCTTTAACCCATTTTTAAAATATTATAACAAAATATAATATAGTAATATAGTAATATTAGTAAATATATAGTATATTCGCATGGATTCTGTTTCCCAAGTATATGATAAACCCAAAATGTATGGTGTTCCAAATAAGTTATATTTATGTCAGTATGAAAGACAAAATGAAATAAATGATAGAATATCATCAAGAAATATTCCATCTACGCCGTTGCAGCCTTTTTACTACCAGGTACCCGTCTCCACAAAATACGGTTATATGCCTATCTTAGACCAAAGTAAGCCGACCGCTGTACCTCTCAATAACTATCCCGTATATAGCCCTCATACCACCTTTAACCCCGGAAATAATATGGCTCCTTGGTCGGGCTTTGTTAACAACATAAATGTTGAGTCTACGCTTCGTAGACAGTTTTTTGCACTACAGGATTGCGAACAGTCCGAGTATGTTCCTTCTTCTAGTAGCGACCTTTATAATGTGTATGTTCCCCCTAATCCCATAAAACAACCTTATCCTGGTTTATTTAAAAAGGAAATTTTTGACCATTGTAATCCGAATCCTAATAATTTAGGGAATAGTTTTTTTAACAATAATACTAGAAATGAGAACAAAGATATTGTACCCGAAGAAGAGAAACTTTTCTATTCTCATTAATAAGTATATTTATTTTTGATACATATTATTTATAACACCATTCGTGTTTAAAATAATATTATTTTATATGCATTCATCTTAAATGGAAAATAATGATAAATCGGGTATAGGTGTAGATGTAGGTATAGGTGTTACCCATAGTGTTAATACTGGTATGAATAAAATAGACAATATTAACTATATTACTCTTGAAATTATGGCGAATGCTGATACATATAATAAATATTTAAAAAAAAATAATTTGGAACACGATACTGTACTTAAAAGTGAAAAAAGATTTTATAGAAAACGTATTATAGCTATGGTGAAAGATATTTTAAATAATAATATTAATAATAATAACGATGCTCCAATAAATGATATTATAATAAGTTCATTTAACGCATTTTCGCGTTTATGTATATCGCACTTTAAATTTAAGGATACCATGGATAATATACAAGGCGACTATAAGGATATGGTTTTAGTAGAAACAACAACGAATGGTGAATCGGGCGTAGATGACTGGTCAATGAATGATGCAAATAAGTTGTTTATGAAACAAGTAGATAAAAAAGTGATAACTATGGATAATTTTGTTACCAAAACTTCGCCCCCACAAGACGAAATGCTATTACCAAAAACAAAAGAGTTTAATTTGAAGGATCCGAAATATAAAAAGAAAGATATTAAAAAGGGTTTTACGAAGGGTGTCGTGCATAATGGTGTAAAATTAACGAATACAAATGATGTTATAGAAGTTAAAGTAACTAAATGTGAGAATAGCGTAATTTAATTTTATTTAATAATTAATAATTATTATTTTACAATATATTTTTATAATTATACTCAAATAATATATACGTAATTACACAAGTACGTGATTATATAAAATACAAAATGAAAACAAAAAAAATAGAGAATATTCTAAAATTTGTAGATAAAAATATGAAATTTAAATCAGAATTTAGAGGAAGAAGACGTGTAACATCGAAAAGAACATATGTTTCAAAAACATTAAAAAATAAAAACAGACAAGTTGGAAATAAAATAAAAATAAATAAGGGAGATAAGGGAGATAGGGGATATAAGGGAAATAGAGGATATAAGGGAAATAGAGGAAATCTAAATAAAAAAATAGAAAATATAGCTCTTGGAACAGAAAAACACCCCGATGGATTTATAAAATTAAAATGTAGCCCAAAACTACAAGAAAATGATTTTACGTGTTATAGCAATGAGTCATTGATAAAGCTTAAAGAGTTATGGAATGCTCGTCACCCTGATGTTATGATAACTACGAATGACCCGCGTGAGATTTGGGACTCTTTAAAACAGCATTTAAAAAATGTATGCAATAAAGAATCATGTTGGTTAAAACAAAATTTTGCTTCATCCGGTGTAGACAAAGAAATGTTAAACTACACATTTGCGCCGAAAAGCCCCGATGACTGGAAGAAAAACCCCAACGAATGGTTAAATAGTATTGACATTGAAAATGTTATGAAGCAATATGAGAAGGAGTATCCATATTTTGATTTTATAGGGGCTGCGCCTATAGACTTTGACTCTCCCAAAATGTACGGCGAATGTGTATGGGAAGAATTGTGTCACTTTGATTTAAATATTTCGATAAGAAATGGTAGAAATAAAATCGGACTTGTTTTTAATACTGATCCTCATTATTTGTCTGGTTCACATTGGATATCTATGTTTGTAAATATAAAACAGAAATATATATTCTTTTTTGATAGCACAGGTAACCCTCCACCAAAAGAAGTGAAAAAATTAATTAAAAAAATTATAGAACAAGGTAAAGTTGCTGGAATAGACTTTCGCTACATAGAAAATAAAAAACACCATCAGAAAAAACCTACTGAGTGTGGAGTATATTCTCTTTTTATGATTATTAACTTGCTTAAAGAAACTAAAAAACCGGAAGACTTTCATACCGATAATTTTCCCGATGAAGAAATGCAGAAATTTCGTAACCATTATTTTAATGTAGAGTTGTAGACTTGTAGAGTCGTATTACTTTAATACTTTACGGTAACTCTACTATGTTCGTACAATTTTCGATTACTCGTTTTTTAGATGACCAATTATAAAAATGATACATACTTAAGTCTGTTATACTTTTTACCGCGCTTAATGCGTTCGGCGAATTGTAATGTTCACCCCCTACTTGATGTATCCCAATTGTATTTATAAATGATACTTTATAAATATTTTTACTTCTTTCTTTATATTGATGTGGTTCAGATATAGCTAAGAACTTCTTAGGCAAATATGGTGTGTTTGGAAGATTATTGTCAAGAGTATTTGCCCAATAATTACAAAACCCAAATATATCAGTATCTGGGTTATTTGTAATAAACTGTCTAATGGTATTGTCAGTATGCACTTCGTTATTAGGTACCGTAGAGTCAATGAGTTTATTTTTAGGAATATGCAAATACTCATCCAAGTCGCAAAAAATCATATAGTCATATATATCTTTGCCGTATTTGTATAGAGCGTGATGCATCTGTCCCATTTGTGCATGATGCGGGTATTTTACACCACGCGGATTCCAATAATTAAAATTCCACTCAACCAACGTAACATCGGGCTTATCAAATATTTTGTTTATTCCGGGCGTAATAGTCCCGTTATAATACATATAAAAATGGTCAACCCCTTGTTCTTTATAGTAATTGTAAAATAGTGGAAACAAATAGTAGTCGTATTTAAATAATGTTGTTAACGCTAAAAAGTTATTACTATTTTTATTTAATCTTTGTTCAGGAAGTGTGTAGATGTGTTGAATATTATATGAATTTATCATATTATTAATAAGTTTAATATTGACTTTTATTACTGTATTTGGTGGAGTTATATACTCGTAAATATATACTAAAATAGGCTCATTTGAATCTTTTACATAACTTTCTGTTAGATTTAATATTTTATTATTCACTGTTAATGTTATGTGCTGTTGAGATGCAGGTACATTGTATATCGGCATTATCAAATATATTTTATTATTTTTATAAAAAATATCGAAAAAGAGTAACTTAAAATTAGCGACCAGCCATGACTGGGGCTTATATGTGGTATGTAACATTATATTGCTATTTAACACTATAATATTATGTAAAGATATTTTAAACATATTTTTAAACATATTTTTATATTATTACTTATATTTATTTATTTCAATGTTTTATATGACTTGAAGTTTTTAATGTTCTTTATTACTAAGTTATAACTCCATGACATACCCATTAAATATATTATAAAAACCATTATAGGAATACTTACATGAGTATCTAATATTTCATTTTTAATTTTAAAAAAAAATAGTAATATTTTAATAATTCTATGATACGAATACCATATAAGTTGAATAAAATCGGTAGTATATATTAATTTATAGTTTTTATGTTCTTTATGTATATGGTAAGAAATATATAACATTAAATTCGACATTTCTAAAGTATAGAACGCGTGTAATATTGATACAGAATATACACTATATAATGAATAACATAGTATATTTACTGTTATTACATGATGAAGAATATATCCGACATTTTGTGTAGCTTTACTTTTATCTTTTATAATCGTCGTACACAAGTAAATTAAATCATATGTATAAAACCCTATACTTACATGCGTGATATAAACCATGTCGCTGTTATAATTATGACACAATATAAAAATTAACGCATGAATAAAATGTATGATATTTTTACTTATTTCTTCTTTCTTGTATTTTACTAACTCTAATAATAAAAGATGACATGACATTATTATTGGAATGATGTACCCTATGTTTAACATTGTCATGAGGGCACGTAAGGTATATTATCGGTTACGTATACGGTATGTGGTATGTGGTATGTTGTATCTGGTATATATGTATGAGATTATATATTTATGTTAGTTTAACAAACAATAAAACGCACATGCATTAGATATTATTGTGTAAAAAATATATTAAATAATTTATATATAGTATAGTTATAAATATAATAATTATATTAACTTTTAAATGTCATTTATAGATTTTACAAAAAACGAAAATAAAAGCATTATATGGGGTCTTTTACAAGAAGGGGGTATTTTTAATGACATTCCGAATAATTATTTTGAAAATATAAAACGAATTTTTGAGATGTCTATTTTATCTATGAAACCCGAGTTTGATATTTTTTTCGATAAAAACGATGAAGGAGATGATGACTATGATAAAAAGGCATCAGAAATGATAGTTAATAGTAACAAGGCGGTAATTAAAACAATGATGAATGAGTTGGCGAAATTTAAAAAAGTCCCGCAGCAACCGCATAAAGTATTACAGACGCCCACTGCTACATTACCAATTCCTCCTAGATTTGGTATAACACCTGAGTCATCTAAAAATATCGACTCGAGGGGAAATGGTAAGAAACCAAAACTAGAAGAGATATATAGAGCCGATGATTTACAGAATCATCGCATGACAGAGTTAGAAAGTCGATTAAAAGAGAAACAAGAAGAAATGGATAGTATGTTGCATAATAAAAAACCAACAAGCATTGATTTTTCTGATACAAAACTAAATGATAATAAACTCGCTAGCGATGAAATGGATAAACTAATAGCACAAGCGTTATCGTCGCGACAACGAGAGTTAGAGCAACTATCTACGAATATAAATAAAGATGATTCAAAACATGCAGAAGAATGGATATCTGGTTCAAGTGACCCCGTAACTAGCGCTCTTAATGCTTCTATCGCGGTAAAACGCTCTCATGAAATAAAACGCCCTACTGATCAAAATTCCATTATAAATAAAAAAAACGTATCTTTTAACGAAGGAAATAACGAGGAAATATTGTACGATAAAGAAGGATTAACCGGTGTGGAAACGTTTGCTCGGGGCAACACGCTACGCGATACAATACACGATAATCAGCAGTTATCATTCCTTTCCAAGTTAAAAAGAACAAACACGATGAATCGCGGTATATCGAATGTTGATACTATACCATTGGATGATTTTATGACGGAATACGAAGAAGACGGCGCGTCCGGTGATGATACTATCCAACTTTTTGTAGATGAAAAACCTAGAGACGTAAGAGACTCGAGAGAATATGATAAATTAGATGAAAAGATAAATAAAATGCAAACATACCTAGAAACAGTGAAACAGACCCAAGATAAAATTTTAGAGTTACTTGAAAGGGTGGAACGACATAAATAACAGAATTCTTATATGATGTTTGTATATTTATAATATTTAACAGTTTTGAATAAATATTATAAAAACGATTTTCGATTAATCTCACGCATCTGTAACGCCTCATAGTTTATATGTTTATATGTTTATGCATCTTTAGATTTGCTAGAAGCAGCAACACCTCCTTCACTCTTTTTAGGCTTCGCGCCACTCGCCGACGGCCCTGCAGTCGATGCGCTCATTTTAACAAATGACTTACTACCATCTTTCTCTACTATTTTACCGACCATTAAAGGTTCACCTCCCATATCTTTCACAGCAAGATAACTATTATAGTCATATACAGTGTTTGTTTTCTTATCAAAAGCATAATCCGATTTAACACCACTTACGGTTAATGTAATCTTTACTAATTTCAGCTCTACTTCTTTCGTATTTTGGGCCATAGATGCATCAGATTCTTCGGTATCTATGGATGGCGCATAAGCAAACTTGTTTGAGTTTACTACACCAAACGTGAAACATTTTAGTTTTTCCTTTGATGCGACATTTCGGTGAATTGAGCAGTCAATAGATGCTTCCTTAACAGCCACGAGTAACTGACGATTGATTTCCTCTTTTATAGTAGATATTTCGAATAGCGACTGATCAGTTGTGAGCGGTTTTTTTGCGTCGCGTTTACTGACATCGTTTAACCTGAGTTCAAGCGACGAGTCGTCTATCATTTGTTGCGGCGTAAAACTCATCACGTACAACATCACGTGTACTGTTCGTAATTTTTCATCTTTCAAGTCATTGTGGCTGCAAATACGCCTAGCCCTCCCAATTACCTGTTCTATTCTCACGGGATGCCAGTATGGCTCCATAATATGTACATAGCGAACATTGCGTAAACTAATACCTTCAGCGCCGGAAGCGGTGATCATAAGAACTTTTATGATTTGTCCCATAAAGTTATTCGTCGACTTCGGCATCAGTTGTTCTCTGATTGAAACAGGAATATAGTCCCATGTACTATTAAAAACATTTCTTAAAATCTCACGCTCCTCATCCGCCTCTGTGCCTGTATACAATGCAAACATAGGCTTGCCTTGGTCCTCATCGCTTATATCACAAATCCAATTTCCGGAATCATTTTTGCGTATCTTAAAACGCGCAAAACCGTTTGCTTCAAGAACGAGTGAAAAAATTCCTATACCTTCTAGGGTACGAAACTGACTATAGATTAAATTCAACCCCTGATGATGCGGGTCTTGTATATTTTCCAACATTGCTAAAAACTTGGGACTGTATATTTGCAACTCCCCCTGTGGCGGTTTTGTGAGAAACTTCATCATACCACTCTTAAGACGCGTCAAAGCAGCAGCAATTCTTCTATCATATGTGGTATCAACTTTTCCGGATATCTCTGCCGATAATTCTTCTACTTCATCCGTCGTGTGTTCTCCATTCGGATTATCTAACCTTTCTGTGGCCTTTATTGCATCCACATCTTCTTCATTTGCACCTTCGCGAATCGCCCCTTCAACATCCGCGTCCTCCTTGGGGAGAGGTCTTCCTATTTCGGTTGGAAACACAAAGTTACAAAACAATCGCGAAAAAATACGGTACGTGGATACAGCATCTTCATATATGTCGTCACCCTTCCCTTCACCTCCAGCACCCGCTCCAGAAGTTTTTGCGCCGGGTTTTTTCTTAGATTTTGATTTCTTTTCTAGTTTGCGCTCAGCACTACGCGCTTTTTCGTATGCCGCAAATTGGTGGTCGCTCATAGGTACCTCTATTACACGAAAGTCCATATCTTTATCATACTTCGGCATCAACTGTTCTTGTGCGCTGCGAAAATATGACGTCAGTCCAATTATACGGCGCTGAAACATATTTATATTTTTTACTTGTCCTGTTTCCGAGTTAATAAAATAAGAAAGAAAAGCATCTAATGAGTCAGGTAAAGCTTTGAATGTTTCTACAGTAATACTTCCCGGTGTTACAGTAATGTCGCGTGTTTTTAATGTAGAGAGAACGATTTTCTCAAATTCGGTATCAGATAAGTTAGGGGTTTCGCCATCCGGTGATACTCGCAATACTCCATTATATTGCCCCTTATCGTCTACGTTGTAAAACCCAAACGGATTTCGCGTAACCGTCAGTATGTGCGAACTATCATTATAGTCCATATAGTCGAGTGTATTTAAACCTTCAAACATCCGCGTAAGTAGTTTCTTGTCGACTTTTGCTTGTGTTCCAATCTGAAGAGGGAATTTCCATGTTTTAATATAACCGCGCAGTATGTTAAAAATAATCGCAATTTCGTTGGGATAGTTAATAACAGGCGTTCCAGTCAAGAGAATTATTTTTACATTTTCGGCCGTCATTAACATATCGTATAGTTTCATGGAAAGTGTATTTGGTCGTCTTAATTTATTTACAATTCGACTAATAAAGTTATGCGCTTCGTCAATAATAATTACGTGATTTGAAAAGGGGTTCTGTGTAAAGTCGGAAGACAGCGACTTCAAGTGACTCATTCGCATACCATTATAGTTAATAAATGTATATTTTGCATCTATCATTTGCTCTATTTGGCGATCAAGGCTCTCTTTCTCCGCAGAAGATAATGAAACGTAGTTCGATGGCTTTTTAACATTTACTAGCCACGCGCCTTTCATTTCGACTATGAATTTGTCTTTTAGCTGTAAAATAACAGCCAGCGTTTGTACCATTGGGTCGGCCTTGCTCAAAACAGGTATAAATTCCCAGAATTGATTCTTTTTATAAATTTCGTCACCGCATTTTTTCATTTCTTCGACATAGTTTCTTCGTAGCGATGCTGGTGTCATTACGATAACATTTTTATATGTTTTCAATCCTTCGGCAATTGCTATAGAAGAGCACGTTTTACCACTTCCCAACCCGTGGTACAACAGTAGCCCGCGATATGGTGTGTATACATTCAAATAATCGCGAACTATTTTTTGATGCGTTAAAAGAGAAAACTCGGCATTTGCGGCAGGGTCGCACGAAATTTGTTCCTTTTGACTAGTAATTTCGTCGTGGTATGTCAAAAAAAGTTCATTAATAAAGTTAACGAATTTTTGGCGATTATTCATATAGTAATGAGATGCAGATACACTAGGAAGTGGTCGTCTAGGCAATCGTGTTGCAACTAAATCGCCCTTTATTTCCATTTGCTGTATTTCTTCGGATATTAAACCCCATACCGGTTTTTCAGTTAAGCGTTTTGATGAAGCGACAGCGACAGCTCCTTTACCAGTACCCTTATCATCGGTTAATTTTGATGGTTGGGTAGATGAAGCGGCAGCACCCATGATAAGAGAAACATCTTCAACGAGAAATATACGAGACGGCAATTTTCGTATAATAACAATTTGGCGAGTAAGTAAAGAGGTGTCTGCTTCGACTGCTGCAGAGTCAGGAATAAATGAATGTTTCGTACTTGATGGTCCTGCTTGTGCTTGTGCTTTCATTTGCGTTTTAGGAAAGTCGCTAGCCTTCGAAATATGAACATGTAAAGTAGCGCGTAGTCTTTCTAAAATGTCATCACGATTTAGTGTATCTTCGGCGCGCTTATCTATAACAGTAACAACACCTTGAACAGTTGCGCTTTCTTCTGCTAGTCCGGCTACACCTTCACCTTCACCATCACCTTTTTTACGAAATGTAACTTTTATTTTTTGTCGTGCTTGTGGTTTAGGTTTTTGAGGTTTTTCGTTTTTTTCAGTTTTTTCAGAATCTTCTGGTCTAGACTGTGAAACAGGAGTAGGTTTTTTTTCTAACCTGTCTAAAATAAATGCCGGCGCTAGGGTTGTTTGAAGCTGGCGTATCATCATCTGTTGTGCATAGTCTACGCCCGGTTTTCCACTAGGAAGAATATTAGGTCCTACTTCGGGGGCCTGTGATACTTGTAGTAAATTTTCCCTCGCTCGATCAGACAGTTCGTCTCTCTCCGACTTTGCCTTTTCGGAGGCGGCAGCAGCAGCCGTTTCGGCGACATTTACAGCTTCGTCATTGGCGCCTTCTTCTTCTTCTTGCATATATGAGTCATTCACGACTGCCTGAGATGGCGATACAGGTGCTGATGAAGCTGCTAGTACACTTGAAGATGCAGCATAAGAACTTGCTTTTCGTTGTAGTCTTTGCAACGTATCTGCTATTTCTCTTGCTTCTTGTGGATCATCGGCGGCGGAAGATAATCTTTGTTTTAAATCTTTTATCTGTGACGTTAGGTTTTCGTATTCTTGGTCCGCCATTATAATATATTTATACAAATATTTATTATATACAACAATAATAAAAATATAAAAATAACTTTATTATTGTTAACATCGTAAACATTAAATGTTTTGGAGGGCAAATTCGCAAGCCATTTGTTCCGCTTTTTTTTTAATCTTGTGTGTACCAGAAGCAAAATGAACTAAAACATGCCCCTTCTCTTCATATATTTCGCGAATTTTTGTAAATGATTTTAGTTCGCCGTAGCTAATCGCCTTTCTATAGTCGACTTGATATATTTCTTTTCCAAGACATAAATAAACACCCATAGTATATCCTATATCAATGTCATGCTGTATTTCTAAATAATCAGGAGTAGTTTTAAATTCTTTCTGTATTTTTACTTGCAGAATATTTTTATAATTGTCGTCATTCTTAATAAGCGATATCCAGTCAATGTGTCTTTCAAATACTGCTTCTATGAATTTTTGCGCCATCTGAAAACCCGGGCCCGTAATAAATACATTTTCAAACCATTTCCCATCATCGTGAACCGCAATTTTATTAAAGTCGAGAAATAATGCACCTATAAATGCTTCGAAAAGACACCCTAGCTTTTTAAGATTAGTGCGTGTGTGTTTTTCTTCTGCGTGTTTGGAAATAATAAACCATTTATGTAGTCCCATATCGTATGCAAGTTTTCCAATCGATTCATTTTTTACAATTGCTATTTTTTTTTCTGTCATGAATCCTTCGTTTTCTTTAGGAAACCTGCGATATAGGTAATATTTTGTAACACATTCGAGAACTCCATCTCCGATAAATTCGAGACGTTCATTTGACTTGGTTCTAAGAGCCATACAGTTCGCAGGTTGAGGCATAATCTTGATATTTTCTCTAGCATTTTCTAGCTGCGGCCGTTTTGTATATGAAGCATGAATAAATGCGCGACGATATAGTTCGAAGTTATTTAACTGTGTCGGGATACCATATGAAGAAAGAATAGATTGAACTTCGCTCAATGTAATCTCTCTATTTTCTTGATTGTATGGGTTAAATATGTAACCGTCATCACACTGAATAATGTCCATGTCATTTAATATATTTTTTCCTTGATTTTGTGTTTGTGCTTGTGCTTGTGCTCGTGCTTGTGTCTGGTCAGATATAACACTCGTGTTTAATTTAGGAGAAGGAGAAGGAGAAGAAACAGGCGAATTTGACTCAGTTTCTTTTTTTGAGCGTGTCGTCATTGATATTTAGAAGTTGTGAATCTTGTGTTTTTTGATAGACCTTACTATTAATTATATTTTTATCTTTAAATGATTTCAATTTATTTTACTCTATAAATAAGAATATAATAATTGTAATAATTGTAATAAATAATAATTGTAATAAATAATAATTGTAATAAATAATAATTGTAATAAATAATAATTTTTTATATTTAGCATATATATAAAATAAAATGGTTTTAAGTGGTCCCAAAAGGGTTTCGGCAATAAATTCTCTAACTAACAAGGGTTGCATCTTTGGAAGCATGGCTGGAATGCCTCCAACTATAGGCGTTCCTTCGAGCATCGTAAAAGTCTACCAGAGAGAGACCAGTTATTGTAACTATTGTATACCCACTGGTTGCAAAGAAGGGTTTGAGTACTTGAAGGCCAAGGGTTTGATTACTTACAACAAGGGATCAGGTGGTATAGGAAGAATGCAAAACTTGCCTGGTATCAAACGCTTGTTCGGTAATGGTTATCAGTCTAGGGTTTGATAAACCACGATTATGTGCGATATTTAAACATATTTTTCATATTATAATATTTTAAATTTAATATTATAAGATTATATAGAACTAAAATAAATGCCTGAAAGAAACGGACAAAGAAGTAGAAACGGGCGGTCGGCTACGGCTCGTCGTGTAATGTTTAGCGGCCCTGGTTCAACCGATGGAATGTATACCAATACTAACAATGGTGGTGGAATGAAAAAAGGTGGAGCACAGCCCAGTGCAACCGGTTTTATGGTATCTTTTGCTCAAAGATCGCAAATTGCTGTTCCCGCTGCAAATGCAGATTATTTGTTTAAGTTTAGACAATACTATAACGCTCCTCGTCATGCTGGTCCCATGATGTAATTCATATGTGTACTACACGATAATAACTATATGTAATGTATATGTCACATCATATACCTCTACGTAGCATATAGTTATTATATATCATTAAACGATATAAAAAATATGCAAGATAATATATATACGCAAGAAAATAGTGTAACCATATGTCGACAAGAGGTATAGTAATAAAAGTAGATAATCGCGAAACAGACTTGATACCATTGATTGAACGAAGAATAGATGCACATATGTCGGATGTAAGTGTAGCATCTTCCTCTCGCGAAACTTCAAATAAAAGTAAGAACGGATGCTTGATTCCCCTTCATATGTTTCAGGATGTTGATGTTAGCAACGTCATAATACCTAGAGAAGTAATAGATGCGAGAGAAAATGCGAAATTCAATAAAATGAAAATAGAACAACTGCATATTGGCGATGTAGTTTTTGAGGATGAGTCGGGGAAATCTATTCTTATTTTTGAAAGAAAAACGTTAAATGATCTGGCTGCAAGTATCAAGGACGGTAGATATAACGAACAGTCCTTTCGTTTAGATAAGGAACCGGTACATAATCATAATATTATATATATCATTGAGGGAGATATTGAACGATATAATGAAAAAAGGACACATATTTCGAAAAAAACACTTATGAGTTGTGTGTTTTCGCTTTTGTACTACAAAGGATTCTCGGTAGTAAGAACAAATACAATTTGCGAAACCGCGGACACAATTATTTTTTTTGCCGACAAGTATGATAAAACAATTACAAACGAAAAAACCCGAAAACCGTATTATGATCTTACTACTTCGATCGGCGATAATGGTGTGGTGTCTACAAATTCGGTTATACAAGAAGTGAAAGAAGTTACAGAAGTTACAGAATCGGAAGAAAGTGAAAAGTACTGCGGCGTCGTTAAAGGTCATAAAGAAAAAAATGAATATATAACTCCGGAAAATATAAATATAATCATGTTATCGTGTATTCCGGGTATAAATTCTAAAACGGCTACGCAAATTATGAGTGAATATAAGACAATACAAAATCTCTTATATCAACTAGAAAAAGATCCGACTTGTTTAAATACATTTATGATAAAAACGGAGGTAGGTAGTATGCGGAAAATAAATAAAAATTGTGTAGATAATATTAAAAAATTTTTATGCTCAAGTAAATAGAAAATACATAATCTTTACTATAATAGTTCATTCGCGACGTGCTACTTCATCCCCTTTATAGTAACCTTTGTCTACAAGTGTTTGTGTGAAATCGGAGCCACCCCAATTTGGGTCCATGGGGTTAGGACTAAGGCCACTAGATTCGGCAATATAGTCAAGCATCATGTCGGGAGTAAAATCTCCTTGTTGAGTATTGGAGTCATCGTATCCAGCATATGAGTTTGTGTTATAAGGTGGATCATCATGGGACGCATCGAGTAACTTTGTAACCTGTTTTCGCGGAGGAGGTGAAGAAGGAAAACCAGATGCTGGGACACCGCTTAGCCCGCCTAGTAAATTTGTAGGACTAGGGCGGATTTTATATGACTGTGTACCGTTGGCTTCATCTGAATGTTGTAAATATAATACGGGGCATATAGTTCCGGATGCGCGCTGAAACTCAACAAATTCTACGTATTCTTCTAAATTGTTAAATATAACCGGATTAACACCTGGGACTTCTTTTTTTTTCGAGTTATACAAATAAAGCAGTGCTCCTTTTTGTATTAACACATTTGGACATTTCGTATCAAGGCCAGGCATTGTTAGTGCTTCTTTAAAGTCCGCCGTTGTATAGTTCAACACAAAATATGTAACGATTATAAATAAAAAAATTATTGATAAATTTTTTAACATCTTTTATATATTATTTTATTATAAAAAAATAATGTAACATATGTTATAATAAATAATATTGATTAAATATATAAATACGAATAAATGTTTTTAAATTCTGATGAACCTAAAATATTAACTGAAAGTGAAATTATGGAGTTGAAAAAAAAGCACGGTATTGTATTGTTTTATATGAATGGGTGCGGACATTGTGAAACTATGAAACCCGCGTGGAACAAGTTAATAGACGAACTTAAAGATAAACATAAAAATGAAATTATTTTAGGAGCCATCGAAAGTGGTAATATGGATATGTTTAAGAAGCATGGAATAAGTCCTTCTGTTTCTGGTTTCCCTACAATATTGTACTTTCATCCAAATAAACTTACAACCCCTGAATCTTATAAAGGAGACCGAAGTTATGAAGATTTAAAGAAATGGTTACTCGTCAAAAAAAGTAAAGGCAAAAGTAACAACACACTTGTTATATTAACAGATTATAAGAACAACAATAACGCCCAAAAAAAGAATCTCGCTGGTATGGGTATGGGTATGGGTATGGGTAAAAAGAAGGGATTTGAATTTTCTCAGTCTGGTGGTGGTGGTACTAAAAGAAGACGAATGCGTGCAAATAGAAAGTCTCGTTCTAGGTCTCGATATCATTCTCGTCGAAAGATGTCAATGCGTAAAAATACGAGAAGGCGTTACCGGCGCTAATGTTTGCGTTTGCGTTTGCGTTTGTAATATTAATTATTTTCAAAAAAATTGAAAGTAATTAATTACTTCTAACTAATACATAAGAGAAAAACAAAATATTTCAAATACTTCAAAAATGACAAGTGTTTCAAGTCGTGCAAGCAGTGGAAATGAAGACGCTCGTACCATGCTTGAAAGGGTACTTGAAACACAGAGGCAAATTGCTGACAGTTTTAACGTTAAAGAACCCGACATTGAATATTACGGATGGTTTTCTGAAGATGTCCAGATGTTGCGAACTGTTAAACCCGTTGAGTACAAGTTACGACGCGATGGTTCGAAAACAATGACTATAAAAAGTCCTCCTTACACTTACTGGTTGCAGGGAAACAAAAAGGTCCTAGTTACCGATGTTACATTAACACCCGAGGTGATGAAAAGACACTCCGAAAGTGGCGCCATATTTTTAGGCAAGCTAGACAAATTTTGTTGCCGGTCGTATACCAAACTTTAGTGCGTAGGTTGAAAAGATGCATTCGGTACATTTTTTATTCACTACTATTTAGAGGGTACAAAAAATTGAAACGAAAAAACGCGATATATGTATGAGTATGCGAAAAACAAAACAATATAAAATGGCGTCACACCTCGATACATGCCCGGCTTCTTCAACTTTTCAGAAAGAAAGAAAAGGTGGTTCAGGTTCAGGTTGTGGGTGTGGTTCCGGAAGCGTGAAAAGAATTAGAATTGACGTATCCATAGTTTCGACTCTTTTGGCTACATCAACGTGCGATACAATTGAGACAGAAAATACAAATACAAATACAAATATAAATAATATAATAGATAATAATAATAATATGAATGATCGCGACGAGGACGGCACAGATTTGGCGACTGAGGGGGAAGGCAAAACGGTTGATGTGGTCGGCGATGGCGATGGTGACGGTGACGGTGACGGGGAAAAAAACGGATACTATTACAGGAACCGGGAACGCAAACTGGAATACCAGAAAAACTACAACAAACAGCAAGGAGTCAAGATAAAAAATTATAACAAAGACTACTATCAGAAAAGAAGAGAGGAGATTCTTGAAAAGGCAAAGACGAAGATTATGTGCGAATGTGGATGCGAAGTTCAGTTGTTCAACATGAACAGTCACAAAAAAACGAAGAAACATGCACGAGCACTCCAACGCATCTCGGAGGAAAATAACTGCAAACAATCACTTCACTAGTTCAATTCAGAACAAGTCAAATTAATATATTTATTTTTTTTTAACCGTTTTATTGTTGTTACTTGTTTTATTATTTTTTTTGAATGATTTCTGGTTTTTATTACATACTTTAAGTTTCATCGACGGTTCATCTTTGTCGAAAAATTCTTTTATGTGTTCCAACATTTTCTTGCTAACAATTATGTCTATTTCGTGTTCATGTTTGTCCTTTTCTACAACACTATATTTTAAGTTGAACATGGTAAACTGCTTAAACTCATCTTTGTTTTTTATGTCACTAGAAAGAGGCGAATTCAAGTATCGGTTTAACATCTCAGTCGCAGGTAAAAGGTGCTTGTATTCTTTAACATGAATATAGTATACATTATCATTATTCATTTTGGGGTGAAATAAATCATCTATAAAACAAATCTCGATATCTGATGGTAACTTGGTACACCTAAAAAAATCATCTACGCTTTTTTCATGACTAGTTCTATTTATTTCAACGATTTTTCCGTTTATCTTAAAAGCTGCTATTATTTGTTCAAATATTTTCGAGTTAAGCTTGTATTCGAAATAACCCTTAATATGTTCGGCCCATTTTCGTTCTCCTGTATTATTTGTATAAATCATAACAGCCTGACATTTATTTTCCTTCTTTTTTTGCAATAAGTGTTTTAAAATATTAATAATATTGGGTCTAGTAAACTCGGGGTATAAATCCATTAGTCCATTAAAAATACTATATGATTTGTTTGGGTTTTTATAGTACTCGTCTAATAAATTACAAAATCTACCCAACTGTCCAAAATATCCCAGTGTTTCATCTAAATCAAAAACAACGACTTTCTTTTTAATGTTTTTTATTGATTTAGGCATTTAAAATGAAAATGAATATAAAATATAAATATATAAATATATATTTTTTTGTTGTAAAATAATTATTATCTACTTTTAATATAACTTTAATACAAATATATAATCATGGGTATTTTAACTAAAAATGATTATGAAAAAATATTAAATTATTATAATATACCTTTTTCTTCTTCGGACTCTTCCAAACAAATAAAAAATAAAGCAGAAGAAATCCTTGCGGAAAAATTATGCAAGTGTATTAAAAAAGTTAAAGACAGTGCGGGTAACTCCGACGAGGACGAATCGCGAGCGATAGGTATTTGCAATGATACTGTTTTTCGTCGCAAAGGTATCAAGCATAGCGCGTTTACATGTAAAAAAAAACCCAAACTTTTAAGATTCCCTGGTAAAAAATATTCCCTTGTAAAAAGAAGTAAATATTTGTCAAAAAAACAAAAACTTAGAAGACTTCATTAACTATGAAAAAATAAAAATATTATAATAATAAAAATATTAAAATTTTAAATTCATTTGTTAAACATATAAAAAGATTTAACAGATGAATTAACTTGAACTCATGGACGAAATTAACTATTTAAACCGAGGGTTTAGCTTGACGAGGCGTCTTCTTCGGAACAGCTCGAGGGGTCGCTGGGACATCACCAACACCGCCGGCTTCCTCTTTTGCGGGTACAGATGGGGCAGGGGCAGGAACAGGAGCAGAAGTTTGGGCATGCGAAGAGGACCTATCGGGGCGTGCAGGACGTTGAGCATGCTCCTCGCTTCGTCCGCGACCGCGATCATGGCCTCGCGAGTCACGTTGCTCATTGCGGTCACGTCGAACAAGCATCCATTCACTTCCTCCACGACCAGCTCCGCCTCCGTCAACGCGTCCTCCACGACCACCTCCGTCAACGCGTCCGCCGCGTCCACCTCCGTCAACACGTCCTCCGCGTCCACCTCCGTCAACACGTCCTCCGCGTCCACCTCCGTCAACACGTCCTCCGCGTCCACCTCCGTCAACACGTCCTCCGCGTCCACCTCCTCCACGCCCACGCACTTGAGGACGTCCTCTCTCGCCCTTATCCTCTCCAGCGCCGCCAGCACCTCCATCCTGAGATGCACGATGCTCATGACGAGTCTCGCAAAACAACTTGCCTCCTTTTACGCCACGAACATCACCCGCTTGAAACTTATGGTCTCCGGATTCAGTAGTAACTACCGAAAACTCCACATACTCTCCCTCTACCAAATAACGGTATTGCTCCTGACTTACCGTAACCGCCGAGTGGTGAACAAAGACCTCGCTCGCATCTTTGTACTGGTCGTTTCCTCCAACAACCGAAATAAACCCAAAACCTGTCTTGTTATTAAACCACTTCACGCGCCCAGTAAGACGAACAGGGGCCGATGTACCAGAAGAACTTTCAGAACTCATTGTAAGATTGTCGATACTATAATATGTATTATGGCTTTAAGTGTTTTTTGACTGTTTATATTTATTATATGTTATGTTATTATACGTATGTTTTCAAATAGTTTTTACACTGTCTTGTCATATATGAGTAATCCGGTTTATCTTCAAAGTCAAGGCTATATGAGTAGTCCAATAACTTTTTAAATAAATTGGGAACACCTTCACATAAGTTTGTTGAAGAAGTTTTTGTTTTTATATCGTAAACCACGTCTTCCTTTGTTTTCGTATCTCCTTTTTTCACTGTAACTCCCATCCACGGTAAACTCCCTTTCGCGAGATATATCGCCACATACATTATCGATATAATATCATCGCGCCTCGAATACACATTCCCTTCGTGTATATGTTTGCTAATATATCGAATTGTTCCCACGATTGACCTATCTTCCGCATTATCAACGTGTTTATCTCCTTTCATATAAAACCGCGAAAGACCAAAGTCTATTATGTTTAACTTTTTTTCAATACTATTGGCTTTATTCGCAGTGTCGACGGTATTCCCTACCTCTACCATACTCAGCATAAAGTTATCAGGTTTTATATCCCGATGAACGATACCCGCTTCATGAACACGCGCAATAATCTCTATCATTGAAATAAGATACTTAGTTACTGCTATTATATGCACTGGTACACTTGGTAGCTGAAGAGATTTTTTTGATGAAGATGTACATGATGTATTTTTAGGTTGTATTAAACACGTCGAAACCGTACATTCACCCATATCTGTATTCGCCTCATCTTTGCTATTATTACTCGATGAATATTTTACTGTTTGTTCTTTTTGTTCTTTTTGTTTTATTTCAACTTCAAACTCTGCTTCAGTTGGAGATGATGTCGACTCTTTTGATGAATCATGTGCTGCGGTTTTTTGTTTCATAGATGTAGATGTAGCTGTAATCGTAGTTGCAGTATCCGTCTTAATTTTCGTAATTTCTTCGTACAAGGTATGTGAAAATAAATCCATTACAATTATGTTTTTGTTCGACTCTGTTCCAAAATATCGCAACTTTACAACACCGGGTGTTCCAGATAAATGGTTCATTATCTTTGACTCCCATAAAAGAGTAGGAATATTTGCAGTGGTCGCTTCGAATTTAATCGCAACGCCATCCCCCGAAATAATATTCTTCCCTCTATACACTGTTCCAAAACTTCCTGACCCGATCTTCTTTTCGAATATATATTTAGAATTTATAACCGTTCGGTTGCGGTATTTTTCGGGTATATTTGATACTTCGCTGGTTTCGGTATTGACGTCGACTATCTCTGTAGGCATATATTTGATACTTTGATAGGTACTTTGATGCAATATTTACACGAGGTTATTATATACTATATTGACTCATATTTATAAATCAATTTTGTTACATATTTGTTATTTGCTATTTGTTATTTGCTATTTGTTGTTTGTTGTTTGCTATTTGTTATGGGTTTTTCAAGCAAGATGCAATAAACACGTTTTATCGTGTAGTTCCTATAGTATATAGTAGAGCATTTAGATTTATATATGATTTTATATGATTTTTAAATTGATATAAAAAGAATTAAAATATATGCTATAAGTATGATAAATGATCCTTAAACAGAAACAGTCCTGTTTTTTAAATACGTTATTTTGTATTGGATTATTTCAAGCATGTACACAAGTGTATGCAATTCCCGTTAACTTGGTAGCGATACCAAGTTCTGGTATACAGTATCCAATATATGTTGCATGCGAGTGTGACTATTCTTTATACGTAGATGGTAACTACGTTGAACACGATAAAACAGAAGTAAAATCGTTTGATTATCTTGAAACTGGCTGGAATTCTACCAAGAGGTTTTATCCATTTATATACGATGAAAGTCCGAAAATAATTGCTTTTAGAGGTAACAGTATTGCTAATGAGTATACCGGACTTTTAAATGGATTTATTATGAATATGAATGACGGTAAAGACTATACGAAGTATCAAGAGTGGAAGTGTGCTGATTTTTCGAAAACAGAGAGTAAAGCTCCCCCTGTTGACTGGTTTACATTTGACTACGATGATAGTGACTGGGAGTTCTCTACTTCATTTGGTAAGAATTATCAAAATAATAGTTTTCAGATTTTTGAGACTGAGCGCCGGGAAATAAATCTTCAAGCGGAATGGCTGTGGACAAGCGATAATTCAGTTACTAACGTATATTGCAGGAAAAAAAACGAAAATGTTAAAACTATTCCTACGGTTTTGACTACAGTTCCGGCGCAAACATCGGCACCAACTCGTGTGTCGACAACGATACACGCACCAACTCGTGTGTCGACAACGATACACACACCTGCTCCTGTGCAAACATCGGCACCAACTCGCGTGCAAATATCGGCACCAACTCGTGTGCAAACATCGGCACCATCTGTCGTGCAAACATCGGCACCTGCTCCTGTGCAAACATCGGCACCATCTCATGTGTCGACAACGATACACACACCTGCTCCTGTACAAACATCGGCACCAGCTCGTGTGCAAACATCGGCACCAACTCGCGTGCAAACATCGGCACCAACTCGCGTGCAAACATCGGCACCTACTCGTGTGTCGACAACGATACACACACCTGCTCCCGTGCAAACATCGGCACCTGCTCGTGTGCAAACATCGGCACCAACACGCGTGCAAACATCGGCACCAACACGTGTGCAAACATCGGCACCAAC